GTATTATATTTGACTTAGGTAATATAAAGTCTTTATTAGTAATATCTTCTTTAATTAGTTCGCAATTAGTTTCTTTAATAAATTGAGAATCAATTATATCATACCCAATACACTTACTATTATATTTTTTATTTACTTTATCTAATAATCTACCCGTTGTACATCCTAAGTCTATTACAATAGTTTCCTCTTTAGTAAAAAAGGAACATAGATTAAGAATTAAATAATCTAATAAATCATAACCCTTAATAGAATTATTAATATGGTTATCAAAATCTTTTACAGTATCAAAGCTAAATTTATTCATTTCCTATAAGTTTCCATATTGCCATTTCCGGCGTAGATGCTATTTTAGATAATGCTTCTTTAACTATTAAATATTCTTCTTCAGTATATTTTAAATTAATCGTCATTGAATCCTCTATATCATCAATATTTATTTCTTTATTTTTATCTGAATAATCCCCATTATCAAAGTTAGGTATATCTAAGCCCCAATCGGTTAGTTCTGCGGAATCCCAATTATTAGCAAGGTCATCCCAATCCCATTCCCCATAGCCTACGTTATCTTTAACAATAAATTCCTTTTGTTGTTCCTCTGTCCAATCTACTATTTTTATTGCGATCTCTGTATGCCCTGCTTCTTTAATTGCTTTTAAACGCATATTTCCACCAAGTACAATCATATCTTTATTAACTACGATAGGACGGACGTTTAACATATCAGGGAAATCCTGTATTGACTTTACAAGTTTTTTAAACTTATCATCTTTAATTAAACGCGGATTATTCGGATTAGGTTTAACTTCCGAAATCTTTACTTTTTTTATCATAGGTTTTTTATTTACCTGCCCTGACCTCTATATGCTTTTGGTTTTGGGCTATGTTTATTAAAGGATTTCTTAGCGTGTCCGCATTTCCTTTTACCAAAGTTAACCTTTCTTGAATCACTTTTAACTTTTGCCATCTAATTTTTTTTTATGTGCCTCTATTAATAACTCGAAATATCTTGTTTTATCCCCGTATTCAATATGGCAGGTTCTACAAACCGCCATTATATTTTCAATCTTATCCGCGCCTACGCTTCCCCCCATTCCCCTTCTATGTATATGATGAATATCTACTGCCCTGCTTCCGCATACTTCACAAGGAATAAAATCTTCACCGCCATAACCAAAATAATCAAGATATATTTTAGTGTGCTTTTTCATTATCGATTTGTTCAAGTTTCCTCTGCGCCCAAGCTACGCCCTCATCACCGCCCCAAGCTAACCACATTAACGCGCCGCAATCTACCTTTGGATCGCCCTTTGAATTTTCTCTATGTCTTTCAAAAGACGACATTCTTGCAATCGTATCCCTTGTAATATTCTCACCCTTAGCTAATTGATTAGCACGCGCCCAACCAACAGGCGTTCCGCATTTACGATCGTATTGTTCTCTTATATTTATTGCTCTTTGTGCGTTTACTCTTGCAGCCTGCGGGTAATCGTTATAACTATCTACCATTGAAACCCTTATTGCAGCCCATACGCTTTGAGCCTTTTCTTCTGAATCATAGATGCAAGCACCCGATCCTATTCTATATTTTCCGTTTGAACATTTAATTACCGGCATTGTCTATCAATTTACTATAAATAGCAAACCTTTGCTTATTTACTTCGTGTAAGTTAAAGTTCTTATTACAATAATCGTATAAGGCGTTCCCGTAATGCTCGCGGGCTTGCCTATCATTAACCAACATCTTAATCCAATAATACCAATCTTTTTGGCTATTAACGTGGCAGGCGGGATAAAATCCTTTATACGGGTGTACGTTACTAACTATCGCAGGGTTCTTTTTAGATGCCGTTTCTAATACTTTAAGATTAGACTTCATAGAATTAAACTTTGTATCTACTAAAGGAATAAGGCTTATATCGGAATCGCAATAGGCTGCCATATATTCCGTAACTTGATTATAGTTATAAATTGTAGGGTTTAATTTTAAGCCATTCGTAAACGCTGCAATCATCCCGTCCCAAATAGGTTTCTCTGTTTCGTTATATCCGGCTATTATTGTACGAACGGGGAAATTAATTCTCTTCATTGGATTGCGTAATATTTCTAAATCTTTTCCGTGCGTTCCCGAACCGGACCAAAATAACCTAATTAGATCGGAAGGCTTTTTATCTAATACAAATTGTTCTTCGCCGTACGGAATAGCGTTCGGTATTATTTCTACGTTTTGATTATATTTATATATTTCCTCTGCTAACCTTTCGTGCGTACAAGTACAAAGATCGGCTACCTTAATCCAATTTATAATCTGCTGACTTACATTATTTAGAATATATCGTTCGTAAAGTATATGCGAAAGATCAAGTTCCCAATAGTCATCATTATCTACGATTAATTTAAATCCGTATTTTTTGCGCCATTCTACCATCTGATCAGGCATTATGTTTGCAAGCATTCTATTTAAAATAACAATATCATATTTTCCTTCAAAAGTTTCCTCGCTTATTGTATCCGTCATTAAGCAATAATCTTTTTTCATATTGACTATTGGCATTATAATCCTATGGTAACCTACGCCACTTGTCTTGCTCGTAATTGCTAAAATTCGCATCTAAGTTTTTTTTCTGTATGATATATTGGTTGGTATTTTTCCCAAACTGCTTGCGCCCTTTGTAGACTTGCGTCTTTCATTGCTCTATATTCGGTTCCATTACCAACGTCGTGTCCTATATGCTCGCTTCTTAGATCGGGTAAATAGTAATTTGTAAACCCTGCTATTGTAGCCCTTTCTGCATAATCCCTATCTTGCATTCCATACGGATCGTATTCTATATTGTAGCCGCCGATCGTATCGATTAACTCCCTTGTTAAAAAATTATTCCCAAAAGGCGTATGAATTTTATGAACTCCGTCTACTAATGGTGGTAAATCTTCTACGCAATGTATACCAATAATGCCGGTTTTTGACACACGTTGCGAAAATATAACCCATTTTGACAACCAACCTTCAGGAAGTAATATATCATTTGCTAAAATACATACGCCGTCATATCCTCTTGTCATTCTTAACCCCGCATTAACTCCCGCGCCTATCCCTCTTTTAGATGCTACATTACAATTAGTCCAATTATATAATTCATACGGAATTTGATCGCTTCCGTTATCTACTAAAAAACAATCGGCGTCATATCCTGAATTATGAAAATTCTGATCAATAACGCGCTTAGTTAAATCGTTTCTATTTAAGGTTAATAAGATTACGGCTATATTCATTTATTCCTATTTTTTTAGCAGGCACGCCCGCATACTTTATAAATTCTTCTGTTTCCCCTTTTATAAAAGCACTTGCGCCGATCATACAACCGCGCTCAATTTTTGTAAATTGGTGCAATACTGCGTTTAATCCAATATTTGAATATTCTTTAATTATTGAATGACCGCCGATCTTAGCGCCGCAGCTTATTGTAACATTTGAATAAATAAGACAATCGTGTCCGATATGCGCGTGCTTCATAATAAAACAATTATCGCCTATTGTAGTTATATCACTCGTTCCTGCATCTATTGTAACCAATCCGGTAACAATATTATTATTCCCAATTACTACTATTCCTTTTTCTTTATCCCAAAACTTTTTATGTTCAGCAGGATCGCCTATAATACAATAAGCGCCAATATAATTATTGTCGCCTAAAATAACGTTTTCGCCAATAATAGCGGTCGGGTGTATAAAGTTAGCCATTGTTATTATTTTCAAACCAATTATATAATCTCATAATCATATCGAACTTACAAGCGCCGCACCATACTGAAAGTAAAAAGTTTGGATCTAAATAAGTCCTATATATATGCTCATACATTTTAAGTTCCGGTAAATCAAGGTTTCTAATATAACCATTCTTTGCGCTTTCATAATTACTAATATTAGCAATTAGCCATTCTTTATGTTCTTGTTTTATTTCCATAAATAGTTCCACATTAATTTAGTTATTATTGGCGCTAAAAATCCCGCTATAAACATTGTTGAAGTTATATGCTGAATTAATTCAGGTAGGAAATAGTGTATTGGTGCAAGCCACGCAGCCAAACAACTTCCGCAATTAAAGGGCTTGAAATTGATTCCCCATTTATGGTGTAGGTTATGAATTTCAGTAAAAAATAATGATGCACAGATAGCGGTTAAAATTGATAAAATCATTTTCTAATATTTGTTTTCATTTGTTTTTTGGTTTTATTTATAGTTCTTACTAATGACATATAAGGTATGCCTGTTTTACGGCTTAACTCTTTTGCGTTCTTTTTAAAGTCAATAGCGTAAAGTTTTAATATTTCCTTATTATACCAATGCAGCCCTTCTAAATTCTTTTCAAGTTTATCAATTAGATCCATTTTATCATAATTAATAATTTCAAAATCCTTATCTACATCTACGAACTCGATATGATTTCTATAATTTTTATAAAAAGTACTTCGATCACTTTTAATCATATTAAGCATTGTTCGTACAATATAGAATTTTAATTCATTCCTTTCGTACATCCCCTTTAATTTATCTTCATTCATTTCGCAAAGAACTAAAAAAACTTCTGCCTTTAAATCATATTGTAATTCTTCAGGCTGCATCTTAGCAAACGCATCATTGACTTCTTTTAAGTCCCAATATTCTGCTAAAATTTTATTTTTGACCATTCTACTAATGTGGGTTTAGAATCGACTTCGGTACAAATATACACAATTCCACCACATTCGTAAATATCTTTTAAACGATCCTTTTGTTCAAGGCTTAATTTATCCCCTATCTTTTTAACTTCGACCGCTACATAAATACCTTTTTCGGTGTATCCTTGTAGATCAGCCCAACCCTTTTGGATCGTTCCTTTACGCTTTCCAAATGGTATATTGTTAACCCTATTTAAACGCCAACCTATTAATTCAAGGTTCTTTTTAGCCCACTTTGTTAGATCGTTTGCTGATATATCCATAACTAAAAGGCTTTTATAGTTCCTTCTTTAATCTTATTTACATACATATTTTGTGATGCTCTCGTACATACTATGCAATAAGTATAATATCCATCTAAGTTTCTTCTATCTTTTCTAAACTTGTCCCAATCTAAGTTCTTTTTGCACTTGTTGCACTTTTTCATAAAATTCTTTTTTAAATAATAACCTATTTTCTTTCGTTTTTACTTCCGGATAATTTGCATAAAAGTCAATAAAATTGTCTGTATAGCAATATTTTGTAGTTCCGTAATAAGTGTATTTAACTTGATATATTTTCAAAATATTTAACTAATGCTAATTTTTTACATTGTGATTCAATAAAATCCTCTTTCTTTATTTGCTTAGTAAACTCCTTAGCTTCTAAGGGATGCATTCTATTTAGCCTATATAGATTATCTTCTCTTACTACCTTAATAGTTTCTAAGATTTGTTCTTGCGTAAACTTTAGTTTACCTTGTTTCAATAGAATCATAAAAACCTTATCCGCGTTAAATACTCGGTTAAAATCCTCACGCTTACCGGTTAACCATTCATTTTTTGTAAATTCTACTATTTCCTCGTCTGTTAATTGCTTTACAGGTTCTTCGGGCGGCGGTGGTAAATTCTTTCTCACTTGGTTTGCTTTTGCTTTATAAGCGTTCATAATACCTGAAATATACTTAGGGCTAAATTTTTCATAGTGTTCAATATTACAATCAAACTTACCCTGAACCGCCATTTTAAAAGCTATTCGCATTTCTTGAATAGTAAAAAACGGGTATGTTGTTCGTATATAATCCTCAATAACTTCTAATTCAACTACATCCGGAAGGCGCGTTAATCCGATTAAAGTAAAAATATAGGCTAAGTTTTCCCTAAGCGTAACAGGGCTAATAAGGTTTAATTTATCCCCCTTAAATGCTTCTATGATCGGAAGGTCAGCCTGCTCTATTAACCCAATTGGCAAGGTCTTCCATTCGTTTACGGCTTGTGGCAGTTGCGTCAGTATTTTTTGAATTTCCATATTTATTTTTATTTTGTAACCAAGTATTTACTCGGCGTTTAATATCAAAAAACTTTTCAGATTGATATCTAAATTTACCATTTTTATCCGGTTCGGTCCAATACATTACAAAGTTATCATATTCATCCCCTAAATTACTTTTAAAATTTTGGACTTCATCTATAAAATTTATATTTTCTTTTATTTCCTTTCCTTTCCTTTCCTTTGCATTGCCCCCCCCAATAGCCTCCCTATTAGCCCACCTATTACTTGCTCCTGTTTTACCACTTTCGCTTAGCTTTAGTCTTAGTTCTAAATGATCCTGTAATCTATGCGACCAAAACTCACCTGATTCTATTGTAAATAGATCGAAGTTCATAAGAACTCCGTTTACTTTTACATCTGTACAATGCATCTGCATAGCTAATACGGGGATAAGTTCTAAGGGTAATTTCCCACCTGCGTTTGCTAATTGCTCAATAAGATACCAATAAATTCCGTAACCCTCCATCCCTAATTGATGCCTAAGAAATAAAATCTTAGTATCGTTTGCCGCATTATAATCGTGGCTAAAATAATATGTATTGCTTTTCATAAATAAAAAAGCCCTCAGATTTGCAGGAAATTGCAGTTCCTACGCCTCTTTGGGCAATATTTTTAATAAAAGGATTCTGCAATAATCCTATTCTTTTACAAAGTTACTAAAATTTTCGATTTCTTTCTCAATTTCGTCAACTTTTTCTTTATACCATTCTTCGGTATGCATTAGGTTTTCCGCAGTTTTTATGTTATAAATCACGGTTGTATGATCCCCGACACCTATATGCTTAGCTATTTCGTTAAGGGATAATTGAGTATATTTTTTCAGAATATAAGCCGCCGCTTTACGTCCAAAAATTACGCTTTGGCTTCGGTTCTTTATCTGAATATTTGTATCAAAAACATCCTCAACTAATTCTACTAATCTATGCGGAAGGATACTTGTAGAAATAGATCCAATTGCAAGCTCATCTGTTATTAAATTAGCCTTAACTAATTCTTTATGAAACATTCGTAAACTCTGTAATTGATCTTTATAACATTGTATTAAAGTGTTGTTAAATTCCATAGGTTAAAATAAATCGTCATCTGTTAATGTTTTAGTTTCCTGTACCTGTCCCGTTGGTGCTACATAATTATCCTCATAAATTTTGTAGTCAGGCTGCGAATTTTTATCTTTATAGGAATTAACCCACATATTATAACGCTGCCCGTTAATTGTAAATTTAATTACTTCTTTTCCGTCTTTCGTTTGGTTTTTCCAAGCGCCGATTGATTCTTTTTTTACTTCTGACATTTTATATTTGGTTTGTGGATTCTTCTGAACCCTGATTAAAAAATACTGCTTTAAATTCCGAATGTTTTTCCCAATGATCTATAAAGGTAAGTAATTGGGCGTATGCTTCGTGATTATACCAAGCATAATGATAAATTTTTGCAAGTAACATTTGCCTTTCCATAGGTAAAAGGTTCTGCAATCCGTTTTCTAAATCCTGATAAGTTTCTTGCATAATTATTTATTTTGATTTGCTAAAATAATTTTAAGGGCTTTATCATATTGTTCGTTCGTAGTGTATGCGCTAATCTTTATAGCCTGCTTACTTTTTAGGGTTTCGTCCCAAATAGTATTTTCTAATAAAGTTATTAATTTCATACGCTTTTCTTCGCCGACTTCGTCTTTATGCTCATTCGTAGCATCTGAATCCTTTGTATCATCTATTGCAAATAAACCATTAAGCGCGTACTTCCTTGCGTAGCTACTTGCCGAACCGGTAATCTGCGCGGCGTCCATTCCTTTTTTTATTTCTTCTTCGCGCGCCCAACCATAGACTTTAACGGGTAATTCCTCGTTACTTTCATCTATTAACATAGCCGTTGCTTTTACATAAACCCGATCGGATACTTGTACTATTTCATCACTAATTAATAGCGCGGTTTTATGTTTAAATAAAATTGGTTTAACCGCTTCTATTATATCCTCTGCGCTTCTATATTTATACTTGCCAAAGGAATTGACTTGATTCTTAGGTGCTTTTAATTCTGCTTGAATGTTTACTAATTTCATATAGGTTTTTTTAGGTTTATAAATTTAATACATATCCCCGTATTCTTCAAATCTTTCTGTCCATTCTGACATTGGAATAAATGGTTCTTTTGGAAAATTATTTTTTGGCTGAACTAATAAATGCGGATAATATTTAACTTTAAATTCTTTTAAATTTTTACGCGCGTTCTTTAATAGATCATATCGGTTTCTTGCATTAGTTTTATTACTAATTTCGAAAAGCCATTCATAATAACTTACTTTATTTCTAAGATTTTCTAATTCGTATAATGTATTCATTATTTAATTTTTAGGTTCAAATAATACTTCCTCAAATATTTCTTTTTTAGGCTTTAAAGAACCGCCCTGTGATAAGATTAAAAACTTTTCATAGGCAGCTTCTTTTATATGACTACCTGAATCCGAAATATAACTATCGTCTTCAGTAGTGTAATAAAAAATGTCTTCAGGTTTGCCGAATTTGGCTTCACCAATAAATTTAAAACTTTTCATAGTATTTATGTCGTTGGTTTTATTACGACAATACAAATATACATAATATATTCATATTATCTACATCTTTTTAGATAAAGTTATAAAAAAAACCACTATAATAAGTGGCTTAAGCTAATATATATATAAATAAAATTATATATCTTCCCCTGTATCAAAGATTTCGGCGTGCATTTCCCCTATTACCTCTGCAATTATATCTAAGGATTGTCTTTTTATACGGCGTATTTTATTTGCTTCGATCTTAGATATTAAAGTTAAATCAATATCCTCAACCGCAGAAATTGCATAATAAGCGCAGCTAATTAGATCACTTCGTGTAGTCGTTTCTGCATCTTCCCATTCTATTTCTTCCGTAATTTCCGGTTCTTTTTCTTCTGACATTATAAATCTTTTAAAAGTATTTCATCAGGTCTTTCAATTTCTTTATATTCCATTCTATTCCCGCCACGAATCTTTGCCAAAGTTTTACGCATTTCCTGTTCTACTTCATATAACTCTTGTAGTTTTTTAGTAAAAAATTCTTCTTGTTGTGATAACGTCCACTTATTAAATCCTTTTGGATAGCGCATTTTTTTTAATTTTTATAAGTTTTTTTAAATATATAGATAAATCTAAGGCTTCTTCATAGGCGTGCTGCAACCATTCTACTTCTGATAAATCAGTACGATCCATTGTAGTTCCGTATTCTTTAATCCCCTTTTCCTCACGCGCCAAAAGATCGTCTATAATATTATATAAAATTCGCGACATTATTTATCAGTTTTAGAATGAAATTTATTACAAGTTTTACACTTGTATTGTATACGCGTTAACCCCGTTGCCGTTACAACTTTATTATTTCTTATTAGATCATCCGATCCACATTCAGGGCAACTGCCTCTATCTGCGCCAAAGATTACGCCGTAATGCGTTTTAGGTTCTATATGCGCGCTTAATAATTTAAAAACTTTTTCAAGTAAGACAACGTCTTTTTTGCAATACTTAATCATTGCTTCCATTGCAACCTTATCCTTATGTAAAAGAATATTTTTCCAAAGACTATATTCGGTTTTAATCTTTTGACCTAAGCCTAAAAAGTCGGCTATATAATTAAGCCTATTTGAATTAAATCTAAACTTTTGACGGGCTACCTTTAAGGTATCAATAGTTGTATATTTTGGGAACATTTGGATATTGTGAAACAAGCACCTTGTCCTGATCCAAGCCAAATCGAATTTATCCCCGTTATGACCGACCATTTCGTTAGCCACATTTGCAACCTCGATAAATTGTTCAAGCATACGTTTATCATTTTGCTTGCCGTCCCAATGTAAAGCGTAAACTTCCTTTTCATCTTCCCACTTATAACAGATACAGATAATTGCACGTTCTTGAATTATGTTTGAATAATCGATATTTTTTTTATAGCCCGCTTCCCAAAACAAACCGATATTTGGCGAAGTTTCTATATCAAAAAATAGTCTTCTGCGTTTTGTTTTTAGGTTTGTGTTAGTCATTTAGTAGGGTTTATATTGTGTTTTTCCGTTTTGTTTATATGCTTTTAAAACTTGTTTTCTTTGCTTGCCTGTACTTTCGTAGGAAACGTGAACCCAATCCGGATTATTCTCGCTTCCAAACTCCCATATTAATTGATCAAATTCTAAATACTTTTTTATAAAGTCAAAGATCATTTTATTATTAACCCCGTTTGGTGATCCGTCCATATCAATATCAATAGCTTCGCCTTGACAATGTTGGCTTGTACTTGATCCCCCGATTGCCTTATTTAATTCCACGCTTCTATATCCGCTTGATATATGGATCGGGCAACGGAAATTATTTCTAATCGGTTCGAATATCTTTTCAGCTAATAATTTAAAGTTAGCAATATGCGCCTCGCTTGGCATATTTGAAATGCCGTTACGTTTTGCGCTTTCGCTTCTAATTACTTCGCTAAGGTCTAAGTGTTCAGATAGTTTCATTCTTTTTAAATATTTTTTCTGCCATTGTATAACCAAAGGCTGCGCCTGCTAATGCGGCAACGGAATAAACTAATGCTTCTGTTGGCGTATGTATTAATTTTGCACAAAGGGCAATAGTGCATAAAAAACCGCAAAGGCGTTTCATACTTAACCTATTATTATCCTCTGTAAAAAATTGGCGCATATATTAAAATTTTAAATAATATCCTATTGAATAATTGTTTGTACTTGCATTTAGCGTTATAACGCCCTTATTAGCCGTTTTAATTGCCATTCCTATACCGATCCCCATTTGTTTATTATCTTGTCGCATATCGGCTAAAAAGCCTAAATAAAGGGCAGTTTTATCTTTAGGTATAATCGTTTTAGTTACATAGATCGTTTTTTCCTGCATATTTGCCGTAACAGAACGCCCTTTAATCTTATTTTGAGCAATCGTATCGTATATAAATACGGATAATTGCGTATCTATTCGGATAGTATCCGCGTACGCTTTAGAAGTTAAGTAATCCTTTATAACTAAAATAGTATCGTGAACGGGGATATATAAAGAATCGGTTTTAATGATATATGATTGTATATCATTTCCCCTTTTATATTTAGTAAAAGTTTTCTGTTGGAAAACCGTGTCCGTCTTTATGATCATTCCCCCCTTATTATAAGAAGGCGCTGATATTAAAAATAATATAACGATTAATAATAAAACCGATATAACTAAATTTTTAATCATCTTGCTTTACTTTTTTAGTCGCGTTGTAATAATAGCGTATTGCCATTATACCCGAAACAATAGCAATCAAACCGGCAAATAATGTGACAACCGGTTGAATTGTTGAAATACTTACAATAGCGGATAAAACGCTTATTCCTGTGCCTATGTCGGCTTGATTGCTATGCGGTGTCATTTAATCTTTTTTTTCTTCTTTTGGTGCTTGTTCTTCTTGAATCTTTTTAAACCATTGTAATAAAGGCACGCCATATTTTGTTGGCAATTCTTGACAAAATTGGTTTAATTCATTTAATTGTTCTTCATTTAAAGTAATCATAGTTTTTATTTTAAAATTAATAATATTATCAAAATTAATACTTTTATCAATGCCGAAGTATATTCAGGTTTAATTTTTATAAATTCAGCGACCTTTCTAATAAATTTATCTGTGTCAGCAGTTACCCCTACATAAAATGCAGGTCTTTTTAAAACAATAACATTGCAAAGAATGTCAAAGCCAAACCAAAAAGCAGTTGCAAATAAAAACATTGACCAAAAACCATAAAGTGACCAAACTAAAACATAAACCGATAAATGGTTTATACCCTTCCAAAAATGCCACTTCTTATTTTGTTCGTATGCTTCCTGTGGTTTACTTGCGTAAAGGTCGCGTTCGTTAAATTGGTGCTTTTGGTATAAAACCCAACTGATTAAGTGAACTAAAAATACTATAGTTAAAAATATTGTCATTATTTAAATTTTATCCGCAATGTAAAGTTACCGCTATTAAATAACTTCCGTCTGCGTATGTTTCAATTTTATTAGTTGAAACAACTTTTGCAATAGTTGAAGAACGCATAATATCGTCTGATTGAACTTTTGCAGTTCCGTCGCCATTACTTTGTAACAAATCGCCCATTGAAACAATTTCATCTTTATTAACTCTAATATATGAAGCACCTAAAGCTGCAACAAGCATATCATTAAATTCATCTGAATTATCCCAATCTAAAAATATTCCATATACGTTTTTGGATTCAATCGTGTCGCTAATTTTTACTTTTGCAAGTCTATCATTTGTTTCGCCTTCCCACTCGCAAAGTTCATCAATAGTTTCTAAAATAGTTCCTTTTAATACTTCAGGTTTATCATTATCTTTAAATTGTGAATAGTGACTTCCCATAAATGAATTATAGGAAACAATAGTAGATGCTATTGATATTGAACCTTGAACTGCATTTGATGAATCAAAAAATCCAACTAAACCTTGAGAAAGAAATAATCCTTTTACACCTATTGGATAAGGTGCGTTTTGGTCAGCTGCAACTACTAATATTGCATTTGGCGGTGAACCTGTTTGACCACCTAATTGAAATTGACCTGTTGTTGTATTATCTGTACCTTTTATAATTCTTCCATTTTGGTCTAATACCATTACAGTCGTTAATGTACTACTCTGTAAAGTTTTAAAAGTTAAAATACCACCCGTACCCGCAAATTTTGCTCCTTGTATTTGTGCTTTTATAGCACCTATATCTGCTTTAAAATTTAAAAAAGAATCACCACCACCATTATCACCTGATAAATTTAAAGTAGCGTTTGTTGTATTATTACCAATATCAACATTAGGAGCAATTAATAAAATTTTAGAAGGCGCACTTGTTCTTGGATATAAAACTAAATCACCATTATTACCATTAAATGCAGAAGTTGACATTCCAATATAACCCGCGGTTTGACCTGTTATTGTTGCAGTTATATCTTGAAACCTTAAAGGTATTGTGTTACCTGTTCCTTCAAAGCTTAACATACCATTTGAAGCTAATGTTAATGAAGCTGTGTTATTATTTACAAATTGTATTGAATTAGGAAAAGTTGCGTGTGTTGCTCCATAAATAATAGCGTAAGTTGAAGTTCCTGAATTTCCTAATAATAATCTTCCCGTTGTAGTTCCTCCAATTATTCTACTATCCGCATTTGAAAGTGTTATTGCAATAATATCATTAAATGTAGCATTTGCACCAATTAATGAAGTTGCCAAACTAATTGCACCTGTCGAACGCGTAATTGTAATTGGTGTTGCTAATAAAGCACCTGCGTCTGTGTATGTTCTTAAAAAGAAATTTGCACCTGCATTTGAACCTGATTCAGTTCCACTTACTTCAATATTTATTCTTGCACTATTGTCTGAACGAAAACTAATTGATTTTGCAATTGAAATGTCAGCGTCTAAGTTAGCAATTAAAGCACTTGCACCGCCGTCAATATGAAGTTTTGTTGTTGGGTTTGCAATACCAATTCCAAATTCCCCTGTTTGTAAAACTGAAACTAATTCAGAAGTATTTGCTTCGCTATAAATACGGAATCTATGGTCAGACTGAACATTTCCAATTGACCATTTATTAGTACCTGCACTTGCAAAACCTAAAAATGCGTTATTAGTTGAAGTTCCGTTTACACGACCAATAATCCCAGAGCCAAATACATCTAAAGCAGTAGTAGGTAGTTTAGTTCCTATACCTAATCTATTGTTTGTGTCATCCCAAAAAAAGTTATCATTGTCTTGACTTAATGCACCTGAAGCACCTATAAAAGCTACTGAGCCTTGTGTCAATGCAGTAGTAATAGTTAATGTAGCTACTGAACCAACTAATGAAATAGTTCCATCAAATCCATTCGCATCACTAAATACCAATGAAGTTACAATGTTCGGTGAAAGTTCTGCATAGGCATTTAAACTTGTATCCCAACGATATAAAATATTTGTATCAGTTGCTATATAAATTGTATCAGCAACGCCTACTAAAGGGAAAGATGCAAGGCTTGGATATTCTTCAACTGTTCCCGTAAATAAAGACGCCATTTGTGAAAGCGTAATCTTTTTACTTATCCCTGTCGTAGGATCACCTATGATTGTTAAATCAGAAAGCGCGGGCGTTAATTCCGTTGCTAATTGGTTTATTTTTTTTGATTCCATTAATAATTATAATTTGAAGGTACTTGACACCTATTGTTAATAAAAGGAACGCTTAGTGTAGCATCTAATTTTACCCCTGCTAATAAATCCGGATCACTTTCTGTATAAAAAGTAACAGGAAGGTTTTGACTTAATGTCCACGTTACGATCGAATAATCTTCAGGGTATCTTAATTGCGCGACAATATCACCCGCCACCTGTGTCATATCTGATAAAACTTCTGTTTCATTAGTTTCTTCCATTAGCATACGATCCATAAAATAAAGACTAAAAGAATATGCTATTTCTTTAGGACCAACATTTGCGCCTGTTAAAGTAAAGAACATTGCAGGGTAAGTTACCTCACCATTACTTAATCTTTCCCAAACATCACCAAAATAAACAAAATTAATTTGTTCGTGGGCGTTGCCTATCGTTGTTAGTTCTTTGACTATTTGGTTTAATGTCATTCTTTTTTGCTTTTTCCAAATAAACCTTAAGTTTAGTTTGGTTTTTAATTGTTACTTGTTTACTCATATTTAGCAGCAACCAATATTACCTTGATACCTTTCTTCAAATGTTTTCTTGTGCTTGCCTTCGTAATCATCATTACAACAGGCATCACCTAACCACATTGAAACCGTGTACCCTTCGTTATCCGGCTTAATTGAATCAATGCCGCTACCAAAGTTTAAATAATTAGGATATAAAGCGTTATTTTGTTTTAAGTATTTAATAAGTCTTTGCTTATAAAATTCTGCCCTTGCTCTGTATCTATTTGCTACGTCAATCATATCCTGCATAGAAGGGTTTTCTTGATTCTCACCCGACTTTCTAATCAATCCTTTATTATAGAATTGATAAGATAATCCTTGCGGTAATTCAGACATTACGAAATAAATTAAACAATCTACAATGTAATCATCTAATAAAGTCGTTTGTAAATTTGTATATGTATTGCTATCAACTGCCGTTTGTAATTCGTTATAAAGCGCTGATCCTAAAGCTGGCAAAATGTACATATCCTGCGCCGTTTTAATTTCAGGCAAAACTAATTTTTCATCTACGTTTGCGTGCAGTCCTGTTCTATCCTTAATAGATTGAACTGATATAAATAATGTGTTCTTGCTCATTCTATTTTCTTGTTACTATGTTTGAAATCCATTCGTGCCTACAACTTGGGGAATGATTGCCGTCCGGTTCTGTATACCAACCGCCACCACGATCGAATACAGAATAACCTAAGCGCGCACTAATTGTTTCTATTTCTGAACGGCTATACATCTTACCTGCCTCTAATAAATATTTACAAAAAGGTCGGCTTGTATCTATATCTGCTTTACTAAATCCTTCTTTCCATTCGTAAGAATAGCGGATTAATAATTCCTTTGTTTGTGGTTTAATCTTTACTAAAATATCCCCTAAAGGCGCGGTTAAAATATGCTCTGTAATTATATTCTCATCGTAGCCTTCGCCGATTGCGTATTCCTTTACCTCTACATAGCCATTCTCAATTAAAGTTTTTATAACTTGATTAATAGTATCTATATTTTGATCAAGGGTAGTAGCTAATACTTCCGGCGTTATTCTTTTATCCTTAGACATTAAGTCAAGAACATTAGCCTGTAATTGGCTTACCTCTGCAAACATCTGATATTCTAAATCGTCATTAAAGCGCTTTCTTTGCCTCCAAATATTAAAACCATCCTTAGCCTCACCGAACTCGAAAAACACGCTAAAATCGTCTTTAAACTGCGCTTGTTGAGCAACGGGCTGATATTTAGTCATATCGATCCCCGCCTTTTCAAGTAACCACTCTTTTGGCGCTATTTCTTTTAATAGGTTTTCAGTAAATTCGAACCCGATCGGCTCTGTTGGAATAATGCTTAATTCAGGTTCTGCTATCCCTCTAAATTTAGCAAGCATATTAAATACACTTTCAAGGTGCATTTGCTTACTATTTACATAAGTATTCTTAAATATTTCATATCCGTCACGCATTTCGGAACGGCTGCCTAATTTACCCGCCTCTGCAATACCAAAGATTGACGGCGTAGTAATTTGATGCCCGCTAAATATATTAGTTTGAATTAAAGAATCAACGCGCCCGAAATCCTCTTTTGTAATATCTGAAGTTCCTAAATCGTCAACTATTGGTTTTCTTTGGCTATCATTTACGAAAGCTAAAATAAACTTCTTGCCATCCGATCCGCTAAATCTATTTGTAAATCTTTTCTCAATATTACGTTTTTCTTCATCTGAAGGTTCGCCATTTGGAAGGGTAATTAACTTACTCGCGCTAAATCCTGTTTGCGCATTTCCTAAAACGTGCTTAGAAACTTCAATATCTGATTCGATATAATTAAGCGCACCAAAGTAACCAGGCAAAGAATAGTAACCCATATTCGGGCGATATTCTTTAACATAAAGGATTTGCTTGCCAACGGGATTAGCCGGATTAAAAGCGCCGTAAACCATAGGCTTTTCGTTTCTATCATTCCATTCCTCTTTATACCAAAATTGCGTATTATCTTTATTAGTACGAACCTTTGTATAATCACAATGCCATATTTCAGCTAATTGCTTAGTAACTGACCAAATTATTTCTAAATAATAGCCGCCAAATAATTCAGCATCTAAAGATACTTTACGCGTTAAATCTTCAAGGCTTTCCATTCGGTTAACCTTCTTAATAAAGGTTTCTGCTTCAGGGCTTCCTTTCCATCCGTTCGCGCTAATATAATGCACCTTGCTTTTAATAATAGCGTTATGCTTTGCTGACTTATTAAAAAGGTCAACTAAATAATTAGGATAATCGTTGCGGTCGCCATACTGAATATATCCTTCGCCCTTCTTTTCTTTAAATTCAGGCTGCTTAGCTTCCGCAAATGTTAATACTCTTAAATCCATTATTGTCTTATTTTATAAGTGTCTGTTGTTGAATATTCAGTAAACGCAAAAGGTATACCGACTAATTCCATTATTCCTGATTCGATCATATTTAATCCGGCAGGATTTGTATTCGTAGTACTTGCCTGTTCATAAACCTCATAATCGTATTGACCATTTAAGGAACTACCAAAATTAGTATTCGTAACAATACTAAATTCATTGTACCTATCCTTGTACAAACTTATATCGGTAGCGTTTAACATAACAAACTTTACCTCTGTATTCGCGCTTCTATTTGTAAAGACAAATAAATAGTTTGGATTAGTTAGTAACTGCTTTTCAGTTAATGTTAAAATAATACTTTGGGTTTGTCCCTTTGTTAACCTGATCATATTAGTATATAGAGAAAATAGCAATTTGTTGCACATAGTAGACAAATAACGCTAATATGTTAAGTTTTAGCTTTACTTTATTATAATATTGTCAAGTTATAACATTACTTTATAAAAAAACCGCCGACCAAATTAATGACCGGCGGCAAACCTATAAACCTATGAAAAACAAACTTATGAACCAGGTGTTTCCAAAACAGAATAAACTGATTGGTTAACGCTTGGTGCTAATGCAGGTTCAGAACCCGTAAAGGTTAAAGTGAAACCACTTCTATCGCCTTGTGCAGTACCTGTTGAAGCTGCGTTTGCAGTCAAATCAATACCACGTGTTTTTCCTAAATACCAATAGATTCCGTTGCTATCTTTTACAACCGCAACTAAGCTATTTTGTGCTAACAAAAGTAATTCATTTCTTGTGTTAGTTTGTAGTTTGTTTAAAACTATTTGTAATTCCTGACCATAGAACACTGTTCCGTTTGCTACGGATGCAGTCATTGTTTGGTTAAACATTGAAGTATCTTTCACTAAAGCATATTTCCAAAAACGTTTTCCTGCAGCCTTAGTTAAAGCAGTAATTACACCGCTTGCTTCAGTTGAAGTAGTTACGTTTGCAGCCTCAGTAAAATAAACCTCAACGATTCCACCTAAACTATCACGGCAGTCTAAAGTGTATCCTTGTGTTAATGCGCACGCCATTGTTAATTAATTTAATATTTTTAAAAAAAGGGGTGTATATTTCAACACCCCGTATAATTATGCTAAGATAAACTTAACGATCTCATCAGGGAACGCTACGTTTACACCCATTTTGAATTCAGATACAAAACGAACTTGATCAGCTTCTTTTGCATAGAAAATTTCAAACTTTTCTTCTTCGTTCAATAAATCTGTTCCTAAGAACAAGTTGCTTAAACGCATTGCATAAACTTTATTAGTTCCGTTTAAACCTTGTAAAGCTACAACCTTAATAGGAGTGCCCGGCAAGATAAATTCACTATCCGCTTTCACGTCAATAGAATAATGGAATTGATTTGCGTTCTTTAATGCAATAGTGTAAGTTCTGAAAGTATCTTGACCACAGAAGATAGTCATATCGTCAGCAGCAACTACTTGCGCAGGGATTGCAGCGTATACACCATCAAAAATGCTGATTACGTTTGCAGCAGTAATTGTACTCAAAGGCGCACCACTAATATAAGTAGAAGCATTTGCAGCAACAACACCTGAAGCAGCACCGATCAATTTTACTAATCCGTCAAACTTATTTAAGTTTACGTTTACACTTGAAGTATCACCCTGCCATAAAGCAGTTTCTAATTGAGCAGCAATAGTCTTCGCTTTCTTATCAGCAAACTCTTGCTCAAAAGGAATAGAATCATACATTGATCCTGTAGGTAATGCTTTTTGTAAATACTTCGCTTCTAAGTCTTTAGGACAAAGTGCTTCGTTTACTTTAATCTTACCAACTGTTACTGTTCTTTGAGTAAAAGTTGTTGAACCTGATGCAGTAAATCCGCAGCTTCCGCCTGCTTGAAATATTGCGTCTGTGTCCATAATGTTAATCGTTTCAGCTGACTTTACGCCAACCATAACGTTACCTGCGCTCTTAATTAAAGATGCAGTCTTTGCGCCTAATACAGAATCAGTTACCAATAAGGCTTCATTTTGCTCTGTGTATGCGGCTAATGCGTCTACGTTAAATGCCATTTTTATTAATTTTTAGTGTTTAAAATTGCTTGTCTATATTTCTCTAATCTTTGACCTTTAATATCACTTGTATTTACAAATGAATTAAAACTATTTGGCTTTTGAATTGGATCTTCGCTTGGAGTATTTGAAAGTGCTTCGATTAATTCAGCTACTTGTGCAAACCCTTGCTTAACTTTATTTTCTAATTCCAAAACTTTTACATCAGATGCGTTTTTAGCTTCAACTAATTCGGCAATTTTTGCTTCAAATTGTTCTGCCATTTCAGCCATCTTTTTGTCTTCTTCTTTTTTAGCTTCAACCTCTGTATCTACTTCGGGTGTTGCTACTACTTCTTTACTTTCGATTTCAACGATAATTCCGTTTTCATCTAAGGTAATTTCTGTGCCGTCCATTAATTCGTGATCCCCTGCAGGTGCAGGCTGACCTTCGATAGTAACAGAACCGCCAATTTCCAAAGCTGAAATCTCAACCTTAGTTCCGTCCATTAAAGAATATTCAGCCATCTCAACCTTAGTTTCATCAACCTTAGTTTCTTCAGCTTGCACTTCCTCAACAGGCGCAGCGTTGTCCTCAAACAAAGCCTTAATTTTTAAAATTGCTTCCTGTGCGTTCATACTTTTTTTATTATATAGTTAAAAAATGAAATGTTTATCACTTAACTTGTGATAATATTTTTTTAATAGCATCTACCATAGACGCAACCTTATTTACTTCCTTAGGTTTGTAGTTAAATAATCCCTCAACGCTAAAGCCCATAATATCACCATTCTTTACTTTCGCCCACGCATCTTCATTATCTACGATCATAGAACCAAACCAACTACCTACCGGAGCATCTTCAAATCCTTTCATTGGCATAATACCACGCGAAGGATCGGAAATAAAACTTTCAAATAATGTAACGCCTTCGAATTGCATATTTGAATTATGCATTAAATTGACGTTACTTTGGAATCCTTTTTTAAAAAACTTTTGTACAATTTTAAGAATAGTATCCGCACTAAAAGCCACATAATAGTCGCCATAAGTAGCATCACTCCTAAAAATAGGCGTATCAGCCAACATAATAGCGCCCGAAATAATACGACGATCTTCATTTGTAACTTCAAATTTTTGGCTTTTATTAAATGCGTTCCAATTCTTTTGAATTGCAGGACGATCTACTAATGCAATAAAGTCGACTTGTGAATCGTCTTCTATATTATCAGTAATGTCTAACATATATATTGGTAATTCTGTATTCATATCCTTAAATAGTTTTTATTTATATATTTATCGTTTATTGAAATCTTGCTCTATTTTCAATTTCTTGCTCTCTTTGTTGTGCGTTATTAATATCGCTTTGAATAACATAAGCGCGAACAGATCCGCCACCTCCACCGCCACCACCGGTAGATCCGCCACCTCCACCACCACCGGTATTAGGTGCGCCGCCTCCACCCGTATCAGGTAAAGCGCCGCCCATATCCCCGCCTCCTGTACTTGGAATACCACCACCTCCGCCACTTAAATCAGGCGCAGCAACATTACCCTCTGAAGCAGACTCATAGTTTTGAGCTTTAATTAAAGCAACTTGTTTATATCCAAACACTAATGCTGCTGCTGCTGCAACCGCACCTAAAACCGGTCCAACTATTGGAATAATTGCAAGAGATTGATAAGCCTGAACTGCTGCTTGTAATGTTCCAATAATAGCTTGCGCAATTTGTGTTTTCTTATTTTGTTCAAAGGCTTTCTTTCTAAGTTTTTCTTCTTCTACTGCATTCCCTTTTACTTTTTTAAGGTCTGCGTCAAGCTGCATTTGGTTTACCTTACTTGCTGCAGAAAATATATTATTTATTGCACTTAATGTAGCTGTTGCATAACCTAAATATTCGTTTAATTTTTCTTTATTAAGTTGTTTAACTTGTGCAGCATATTTAGCTTGAATAGCAGTTGTTGCTTTTTCAAATTCATCTTGCGTTAATTTCTTTTGATTATATTGATCTTGTAGTTCTAATAATTCTTTTTTCTCTGATTCATTAATAAGTTCTTTTCTATTATTA